GTCGCCTAGAGCGCTGATGGTTGACATGGGTGGTTCTCCTTGGTTGATAGTTTTTGAGTGTGGCGTAGATTGCGAACGTATGTGGCGTGTGCGTCACGACAAGGTGGGCATGTTGCCTCTTTGCGCCTTGCGTGTTTCACGTAGCCAGCATGCGTACCGCATAGGTGGTTTGTTGACATGGCGACCATGTTATCACATGGTGTGTATCATATTGCTTTCATTGGGGTTGGCTGTCCTGCGTGCTTGATGCACCATGCGCCTGAGATCGGTATGTGGGTGGTGATCTTGCTGTCGCATTTGGTGCATCGCCAGTGCGAACTGGTCGACGTTGTGGTGTCGTGCAGCTGCACGTCTTCCAGGGTGAGCCGTTTGGCGATTGCACGCAGGCTGAAGATCGTGCTGGCTTTGGTGCTGCCAGTGAGTATCGTGTCAGTGCGTGTCTGCTCAATCCAGGTCTCAACCATGTTGACTAGTTGTGCCTCTTCAATGAGTTCGGGCTTGTCTATGCCGAATGCCAGCATGGTCTTGATGTTCGCTGCAGTGAATCGTGTGATATCCATTATTTGCTTCTTCCTGGGACATCCAGTGTGATGGTGGTGTTGGTTGATATTGGTCGGTGTGCATTCAATGCGAATCCGCCTGGCACGTCTCTGCAGATCGCATTGTAAGTGGCACGTGCGCTGCTGATGAGCCACTGCATGTCAAAGCCCATTGACTCACCGCAATCTCTATAGTAGTCGGCATCTGACTTGAGGTCACGATACGCAGACTCTGTGAGTTCCATCACGTAGTGGTTCTTCAGTTCCTTGATGATCGTGCCTTCTTCGCAGTCTCGCTCTAGGTGGTCTTTATAGAACTTCTTCGGAATCTTGACGGTTACGACCAGTTCGTTCATTTCAGTTACCTCTCACTTCTTTATCGGTGGCATGTGCCACTGTGAAATTCGTGCCGTAGCACATCGCATTGTCGTTGCGGTCAACCCACACGAGTGTGTCGTCGTCATCGCCGTAGTTGTTTTGGTAATCATCGCAGTCTTTAGCGTTGATGAGCCATTCTTCAATGACCAGCATTCCGCAGTGGTTGCACTTGGCTCGACGTGTGCGCTTGGTGGTGCTCATTTCGGTCTCCCTTGTTGGTGTCGGCTCTTGCCTACCTAAATAGCCTATCATATCGGATTATACACTCCACTATCAGAGAACGTGACGTTTGTCACATGGGGTGTGACTTTTGTCACATCGCCCCAGCCGAAGCCCCTACGCCGAACCGACCCCACCGAAATAGCCCCCACACCCACAGAGACCAATGGAGAGCCACGGAGATATCCCCCTGAGGCTCACAGACACGTAGCCGTACCGCATTGAGGCACTAGCGGTACGACTGACACCCGAAAGTGCCACCAGGCGAGCACACCACCACAGCGCTCAAACCCGATAAGACAGTCTACCGCTTACGACCACCAACCTGCACCATGTCACCGACAGCCAGCAACTGCACAGACTTCACCATCTTCAACGGTACGTGCAGCACCGCATCAACATGATCGCACTGTGTACTGGACTGGCTGATCGTCACATGTCCACGTTTCATGCCTTCCATCAACCAACCGACCGACTGCACCACGTAAGCACCATCATCGTCGAGATCATCAACATGCACCCAGTTCTCACTGCCTGCATGTGCATCATGCCACGTCACCAGCACCATCAACACGAGAACTCCTGACCTCGCCACATCGCCCAACCATCATCAATCGCCACCTGCTCATACACGAACCTACCAGTAGCCTCATCGTATGGAATCACTGCAAGCCCTTGCTGCCAATCCTCGTACCGCACCACTGGTCGACCATCAAGATCAATACCGCCCCTAGTGCTAGGCACTGCACCATCAATACGAGCCAAACAGCCAGGTGTCGCAGCCATCACAGTGTGCGCACCGTTGTGCGCCTCACGAGTTCGCACTGCATACTCACGCCGATGGATATGACCGTAGATCACACTAGATCGTTCAGTCGCTAGATACTTGTGTGCTGTACTGCCACCGCTAGCAACCTTATCACCATGAATGACACGCAGCTGCTCGGTAATCCACACACAAGCAGCTGGGTAGCCAGCCAGGTACTCAACATCATGATCATCTAAACGGCACAGAAACGGCACACTCATCACAGGCCACGAACCTGGTGCATCGCCACGTCTGATACCAAATGCAACTGACGCATTGTCGAGCAGATAGTTAGGTAGCCGTTCTTCATGGTTACCAGCGAGCCATACGATACGAGCATTAGGTGCAGCAGATCTCACTTGTGCTGCCATCAGTGCAGCACGATCTATCGTCGCCTGCGTCGTCTGTGCGTACGCTGGACTCAGCCTGTACTTGCCAAGTTCAGGCAGATCGAGGTTATCGCCCACTAGTACGACCAGGTGAGGGTTCGCACGTTTGACGATACGCAACGCTACAGCGATAGCACGTTCGTCATGTGTCGGCTCTAAACCGTCTTCACCTCGGTAGTAGCCGATCTGCATATCAGGCAAGATAACTGCGCATGGCCACCCTTCTTTGTTCCTGCCTCGTTTCAGTGGCGGTATCTGTACAGGTGGCGATTGCTGGACTAACGGCCACGCTGGTGCGCTACTTCGGCGTTTGGTGGTCTCTGATGTGGTCATATAGCCTCGTGTCTAGGGTGTCTACTTTTGACTCTATCCTGTCAAGCGTCGCCATACTACGCCCATGTTGCTCTGTGTTGCGCTTATCAAACCGACTGAGTAGCCACATCAACGGCCCACCGATGATCGCTGGTACGGCCAATGCCAGCCATGCAGACATTAGTTTCTCGCATCTAATGTCGGAAACGCTGCGAGAGCGTCGACCACTGCCTGCGGTAGTGTATCGCCAGCGATGTAGCGAATGTGCCATGCTTCGCTATTCGGGTTCTTAGGGTCTGCGACTTCCCAACTGAAGCCATATTTGAGTGCGTTGCTTGTCATGAAGCCATCGCCAAGTAACCAGTCGAGTCGTTTGCCTGAGGCATCGGCTATGTCTATCGCAAGTCCCCAGCCGTGGTTGCTCGTACCTGGTGTGCCTGCTGGTGCTACGCCTTTTTTCAAGAACCAGGTTTGCCCTTGGTAGGTGCGTGTCACTTTCGGCACACGACCTGTATCTGACCGTTGATAGCGGTTGTTGAACAGTGCCATCTGCTCAGATAACGGTCTATATGCACCGACGTGTTTGAGTTCCACACCTTCAAAATAGGCAGCGAGTTGCATGCAGTTCCATGCTGTAGCAGCGAGGCGGTGCAGTTTGCCATTCGGTGCATGGATGCCACGCAATAGCGACTGGTTGAGTTCGCCGTTTTTAGCGCCTGCCAGGTCGCTAGGCATGACGATCGGTAGAACTGGGTAGGTGGTCATTCTTCATCTTTCGTTTTGTCTTTGAGGCCGTTACTGGCGAGGATACCTGATAGCGCACCTGTGAGGAACAACATCATCGGTGCTAGTAGCGACCATGCCGATTCATCATTTGGTGATACGTCTAACGGCTGTACGACAAAAAGCAGTCCGTAGAGCAGTGCTAACGTCGACGCTACGAAAGTGACAGACAGTGTGATGCCCACTATGAGTATGAGCCTGGCTTTGATCTCGCTGTTGGTGAGTCGTTTCATTTGGTTGCGCATCGTACGGCTTTCGGTTGTTGTTCACAGTTGTGCCTGGTGCGGTCACTGCAACTACACAGTAACACTAGCATCACGGAAACTAAGATCGCTGTTTTCACAGTTCAGTGTCCTCAGGTGGTGGGTTGGTTGTTTCAACGAAAGGCAACTCATCAGCCATATCGGGTTGGATTGTGACTGATTCTGTGAACCCAGCAAAAGTGGCCATCATTGCGTCTAGTTCGTCTTGTGTCATCGCACGCTCGACAGTCTCACCTGTCTCAGCATCATGTGTCACTGACATGTAGTCACTCATTCCTATGCCTTCCGATATCCGTATATGCGTAATGTACCGACGATTGTAAAGCCGAACAAACCAACAATAGAGAATCCTGTATATGAAGTGTTGTTCGTATTTATGCCACCCTGGAACACACCACCTAATCCGTAGTTGCTTCTAGATGTGTACGCGGTACTAGCAGCGACATACGGGTTGAAGATGTCCATTGTTGCCTGTGTGCTTTTCGCTAATGTGTTGTCTATTATCAAACCCAGCCAATATCCTGTACCGTTTTGACTGTTCAGTGTTACTGTGCCAGTCACATCTGTTTGTCTTTGACCGTCATAGTGTGCTGTTCCTGCACCACCAGTCAATGACATAAGTGCATACGTCGCACCAGTAGGGCTATAGACACCTGACCATTCAAGATGGTAGTTGTCATATGTGCTACTGAAACAGTTGCTCACAGTCGTTGTGACAGCGTTGATGCTCACAGTTGTGATGTACTGCAGTGCAGGGTTCGCTGCATATGTGTTCATTTCTGCGACTGTAGGTCGTTGACCTCTTGTGTAGTTTGCTTTGATCGCCATTATGTTTGCGCCATCCCATATACGCTGACAGTTCCTGATGCAACTGCTGATGCTGTTGTGGCCCAACGTATGCTGTCGCAATACTGAGTTGAGTTCTGCTTACCGCCATGTTGTACTGCATAAATACCACCTGAGACATGGTACGTTCCTGCACACGAATATTCAGTTGGGCTTGAGGTGTACGGCCTGCTGATGTTTATCACTGCAGAGTTAGTGAACACTGCCGATGTGCTGCCACCACAGATGTAGAAATACGGCGCAGCAGCATTGTTGGTAAACGCACTGAGTGTACCTGTTGAATATGCGTGGTATGAACCTGCTTGGTAATACAAACCGCCAAGCCATGAACTGCCACCACCATAACCGAGTTGCATCCACAGGAAGCAGTCACCAGTAGCATTGAAACTGCTAACTACGATCTTATAGTTCTCATAGGTGGAACTGAAACAGTTGTTTATCGTGCCATATGTGACTGGCACTGATGCAATACAGGTGTCGCCTTTTAGTGCGTATGTGTTCAGATCGCTTGCATTGAGTTGCGCTTGCGTAAACGTCTTGGTAGCCATTGCTATGCCTTCCTATATCCATACACAGTGACATCGCCGTATATTGATGCTGAAGTCGAGTAACAAATGAAACCTGTATAGATCGCTTTGTTGTTGATGAAGCCACCCATAGACCAGGCTCTAGTGTTGACAGTTGAACTTGCGTCGACCATCATCGCACTCATTGATGGTTGATCTGACGTTGACGGTACATGAATATCGATATAACCACATGACGATCTCAAACCGCCGTTCGCCAGTCTCACCATTGACCATGATGTAGCACCATTGTCAGTTTTTGATGACACTGTGTTACCTGGGAAGGTAGCGACTGCTGCGTTGTAATACGATGCACCTGCGTACGGCGTATTCGTGCCTGTTGTCAGTCTCATGTTCGTTTCAATGACAGAACCACTATATTGAAACATACGAGTGAATACGATACGATATACGTTGAACTCACTAGTGAAACAGCCATACACTTCAAAACCGTTAGAGCCTGAAACACTCTGACTTGTCACATATTTCATACCATTGTTCAATGAATAAGTGTTGAAGTTGGTAGGTGTGAAACGCTCACCAGTTGTATACGTGCGAATCGCCATTACGCCTGCCATCCAAATCTAGACACACCGAGTGTGCCAGCACTGCTATCTAATATGAAATCGTCATATACAGCACCATCAGTGAAATAAACAGTCCAGTTGGTCTCACTGGGTGTCACGTTGCATGACACGCCCTCTATCTTGATGCGTGTCGACGTGGCCGATGAACCAGGTATCTTGTATTCCAGCGTCGCCATGTATGCAGGCGACAGGTAATAGTTGGACATCCATGTGTTGTTGTTCGCTGTCGTCGCCGCTTTATCAGACCAAGACAGTTCGCCTGATATCGTTGTCGGGTCAGATAGCGTTTCTGCAAAGAACTGCGCCTGGAATGAAGGCAAATCATAAGGTAAGTTCGCTAGCACTGTGTAGCGTCGATACGTACGTTTGAACGCTGAACCTACAACTTGATACGTACCGACATTGGTAACGTAATCAATGATCACGTTGTTCGCTGAGATAGATGTGCCTGCCATCCGTGTCAGGTTGTAATATGGAATACCTGACGTGCCTGAGCGACCAAACGTGTACTGTGAGGTCTTGAAGAAACTGTACGGGTACGCCTGTATCTGTGAGCCGTTGGTTACGAGTGAACCCATCTCACTTATCATTAGCGTACTAAATCGGTTTAGTATCGTGGTGTCCTCAGCGACTGTGCCACTGACAACTGTTGTGGCGGTTTCTACAGCGTCGAGGTACGGTGGCTGGATTCCTGATGCCTGCCATATGTCGTACATCTGTTGCGTTGGTGAAGTGCTGTAACCTGTTCCTGCACCGAGTGAATACTGCGCCGTCAACGACAATGAGTCTACGGCTCGCACTGTACATGTCGCCTCTGCATCAGTCACACCTTCATTGAATGCGATATCTGCTACCCAGAAATAATGATATGTGTTGAGAAACACCGTATCGCCTTGCCTGATCACTGCACACTGATTCGTGTTATTGCGCAACGTTACCGTGATCTGCCCACCTGAGTGATCGTCAAATAGCGTCTGCCTGCCGATATCAAACTGCATAGACATCACACTGCTAGTGAATGTCGTAGAACCGATAACAACAGACCAAGATGTAGTGGCCATCAGGTGATGCCCTTCGGCAGTTTGCCATTCGTACGTGTGTAGCGTTGTAAGGCTTTTACCACTTCGTTCGGGTCTGCACTAGTGACAGTCACGTTGATAACCGTCGAGCCTGCACCGCCAAGTTGATTGTTCGGTACAACAGAGCCTGCAGAGTTTGGCACTACAATCTCAGGCCCATGCTCACCAACAATCATCGGCTGGTTTGCAGGATACGAACCACCGTTAGCGTGACCAGGTAGGTTCGCCTTCACCGCATCAGAGATGAAACTTGGCGATGTGAAACCTGCAACGTATGGCTGTATTTTCACTGACACAGTTCTATTGACTGCTAGTGCGTCAAGTATGGCATACGCCTCATCAACTTTGCCCTGGTCTAACAGTGCTAAGATCTCAGTTTGTTTAGATTCAGGTACGTTGCCTAGTTGCTTGATGTAATCACCGACAGCCTTGTAGAGACCACCTAACTTCTCACGATATTTGTCTGCGTCTTCTTGTTTGCCACTGCTAAACGCCTCGGCTGCTGCCTCTTTCAGATCTACGAGATCGTCTTTCACGTTGCGCAGTGCCGATTCGGTGTCAAATAGACCGAGTGTTTCTTTCCACTGGTTAGTCAACTCAAATGCTGCACCTGTTACATCGTCAATCGCTGCAGCCGCATCGTCGCCTTCTAGTGCGATACCAGTGAGTGCAGATGCAGTTGCATCTGTCGCAGTTGTTGCATCTTGATTGGCGAGTTCCAAGTTGAAGAGACCGAAACTCAAGTTTTGAATATGCGACCAGGTAGAGTCTGCCTGCTCGCCAGTCATCTTGGTTGTGTCTATATTCAGACCTAGCGCTGTATTCAACGCCTCAATACGTGAGACGCTATCAAATGACGAGTTAGCGACTTTGGACACTGCATCACGGAACGTCGACGCTGGGCCATCCAGATCACGCAGATACTGAGCCATATCGTCAACAGTGATGCCGACTTTACCCATTGTATCTAGGAACTCGCCAGCGAGAGGATTGTCCTCTGCTAGTTTGCGCAAGTTCTCAGCACGTGCTGCTTTATCGTTCTCTTTGAGTGCATCAGTGAACGCCAGTGTCTTTGCAGTGCCAGATTCTGATTGCGCCTCAAAGATCTTAGAGATTGCGTATAAGCCGACGAGTGCAATGCTCGCACCAGCAGCCATCTTACCGAATCCGTTGATAGCACCGCTAGCATCAGTGAATCTATCACGCATTTTGATAGCAGAGCCAGCAATGAATGAAATAGAACCCGCTGCACCAATGACGGCAGTGCCTACAGCGAGGATTTGACCAGCGGTCTCTTGTATGTCAGGGTTGATGTCACCGAGTGCGGTGGATAGACCGCTTGCACCCTCAATCGCAACACTGAACACATCAATGACACCCTTGCCGATTCCCTCTTTGAGGTCACCAAGTGAGATCTTCAGTTTGTCAATCTTGCCTGAAAACGTCTCTGCCTGTTTCTCTGCGAAACCGCCCACTGTACCAGCGAGTGCTTCCATTGTAGCGTCAAACTTCGTGCCTTCAGTATTCGCATAGTCAACCTGAATGCCCATTTTCTTTAGAGCACCTTCAGAGCCAGTTGCAGATTTGGCTACCGCTTTAGCGGCGGTCTCCATATCAACGCCCATTTTCTGCGATAAGTCGACCACGAGTGGAGTGATGCGTACGATCTGCTCTTCAGTGAGGCCGAACTGTGCGAGTAGTGCCTCTGCACCAACGACTGCATCACCATCTGCGGTGGTCATGTTTTGTATTTCTTTGGCGAGTTTCTCTAATCGCTTCTGTGCACCATAGGCAAACTTGCCTGAGTTCTCTATTGAGTACGCCAGTTTGCGTGATTGCTGCTCTGCATCTTCAGAGTCACGAGCAAAACTGTACAATGCAGCACCTGCGATACCAGCGAATGCCATAGCGCCAGCACCGAACCTGGTAAGTTGAGTACCTACCTTGTCCATCTTGTTTTCGGCTTTGCCTAGTTCTTTCTCAGCGGCGTTGCCTGTCTTCTCAAATGCACGTATAGCGCTGTCTGCGTTGGCGGATATGAGAAACTTGAGTTGTTCGGTTAGTGCAGCCATCAGTTATACATGCCTACTTCGCCTTTAGCGTATACGTATGTCTGTCTGCCGTTGCGGATAACGTCGACCACTGTACTGCTGATGACAGTATGTAGTTCTTTGATCGCTCTGCTTTGCGCTTGTTGCATGCCACGGTGAAATGGCTGTTTGCCAGGCGTGCCTGGGTGCATCACTTTGTAGCGGAATGTGCCTTTCATGTTCATTGGTGATACGCCACTGTACACGCCATGTGCGCCGTATGCGATATCTAGATCACGCTGGCGTATCATACGTTGACGAGCAGCACGTGAGATGCCTTTACCAGTGCCTGTTTTGGCGATCTTAGCGCCGATGACGTGTGGCATAGCACCGTACTCAACTAAACCCCACGGCCCTTTAGCATATAACAGTGATGTCGGGTTGTGTGTGCCTTTGACGTTGAACCCTAAACTGAGAGGCTTGGGCTGTTGATCTTTTCGTTTGCGCAGGTTGGACATGCGACGATCTGCACCGATTGCGTTCTCTAGTTTGCCTTCAATGCTGATCTTTAGCGTCATTGATGCACGAATTACTGCATCACGTGGTGCTTTTTGCAGAGACGTACCAACTTGTTGCAGTTTGACTGCAAGGCTGTGTGAGGTACGTGTGTTTGGCATGTCAGTCTCGGCTGGACAGTGCTGACAGCAACTGAGTGCCTGGCGCACCGTACACCTCAGCGAGTGCCTTGTCTAGATCACCTTTGTGCAATGGTGAGATCAACGCCACACACCAGGCTGCTAGTGCTTTTGGGCCGTTCCAGGGACTGGTTGATTTCCAGTCGTCTGCACCCAGCAGGTCTGCGACGGCGACCAGGTGTGCACCTGTAACGTCGAGATCTGTCCATGAGTTGTCACCCCAGGTGATTTTCCAATTTCGTAGTTCAGTCATTGCGCCTCTTTCGGTATATGGTTCAGCCTAGCATATAGGCAGTTGCATTTGTAACTGACGTTCAGGTCAGTTAGTGCCGAAAGTGACAGCGCCAGTGATCTGCAACGAGACACTGAACGTCACCAGGTCTGCGACTGACGATGACACTTCGTAACTTGCTACGAAACACTCACCGCTGATCTTGACCAAGCCTGCGGTTGTGCCTGCTGGCGAGTATTCAAAAGTGCTCGACGATGCGAGACCAAGCAATGCTGACAGTTGCGTGTTCAGTGTGGAATCCCACTTACCTGACAGGCTGATCGTGTCACCGTTGCGCAGGCCACCAGCGAATGTTTTGCTGGCAGCACCAAATGTCGTGGTATCGAGCATATCGGTGGTGTTTGCGATGCCACCGATGCTGTCAATGTACGTGCTGATGTCGACCAGTGTACCTGCTGCGTTGTCGAGTTTGAATGCTGAGTTTTTAGCGGCTACGAATGCCATGATGTTTCTCCTAGAGTCGTGCTAACGATATTTGGGTTGTGAATGACGGAGTTGTACCACCGATGGTGTACGAGATTCGTACGTATCGGTTGACTGTACCAGTACCGCTGATTCGTTCAGATGTCGCACCAGTGCATGCAGTGAAACTGCCTAACGTAGTCCACACTGAGTTGTTGGTTGAATGCTGAATGATAGCGGTCATTGTTGGTGTCGTACCGCTCGATGCGGTCACGTGAATCTGTGCGATGAAACCACTGCTGGTTGATGCGCTGTTGTCTACTGATGTGCCAGTGCCTGTGGCTGTCAATGCAGTGAGATCACCGAGGCTGATGCCTGTTTGCGATGTTGATGCTGAACCCATGGACATGTTGAATGTCACGATGTCTGCCACACTGCTTGATGGCTCGTAACTGATCGTATTGGCTTGTATCAACCAGGTTGGGTTGCCAACTGCGAAACCGCTTGGTGCTGCACTGGTGACTACGCTTGACGATGCACCGATAGGTGTGGTGATTGTACTCCACAGCGAGCCTGCAGCTGCGGAGTCGTCAAACATGCCATCAATGCTGAGTGTGTAGTCCTTTAATCCAGGTACGAATGCCTTAGCACTATCTGCGAGGCTTGTAACGTCGAGCATCTCAACTGATGCTGATGGTGTCACACCACGCAGGTATGCCTGCAATGGAAGTGTGCCGTAGATCAGTTTTGTTTGGTTAGCGTTGATGAATGCCACGTGTTGTCCTCTATGCGTAGACCGTTACCGAGAAGTCACACTCTAAGAATGTGAGACCATCTGAACGTTCAACGGTTCTGATGCTTCTCGCTTCTGAAACTCTTGTATTCAATGCTACACCACCGAGAGTGGGGTCTGCTTCTACTGATGTCTTCAACGACTGTGCACCTGTACCAGCCAGGTACGTCTCCAGTTTGATCTGTGCACTACGGTCATCGGCTCTGCCGATTACTACGGTGACGGTGAACTCAAACATGTCGCTACCTCGTGCCATGGTGGAGTCGTAGCCGACACGATCTAGGCTGATGACTGCACATGGTGTGTACGGCGTGTCAGGTATGATCTCATATACACGCAAACCTGTGAGTGTTTGTAGTTGAGTGGCCAGTCCAGTGCGGAGAGCCGAAAGCGCAGCAGGCATCAGACGATCGCTATGATCTTATATGGGGCGATCATGGCTTCTACGTCAGGGTCTACACGTCGCACCATGATCGTGCCGAGGTCACCGAATCCTGCGACACCGAGTGGCGAGTCGTAGCGTTTGAACTGGCGAGAGGCGAGCAGTACGGTTGCTTCACGGATTGCATCAGGTACTGCAGTCCAGCCCCATTTGGCTGTCACTTGCACGAGTGGTCGTGAAACTGACGAGATCGGCCAAGTTTGATTTAGTGCGTTGAGTGCTGTGATCGGCTCGTTTTTTGCGATACAGTTCAATGGCAGTGTGCTGAAGTCTGTGCCGATTGTGCGTGTTGCATCGTATGTGCCGTTGTCGTCGGTGTCTACTTGTACGATCAGACCTGTGAGTGTGTAGATGTCATCTACCATTACCTGGTTGCTGTTGTCTGCGATGTAGACACGTGCTGTGGCACTGCTATCTGCGTAGAAACGACGATTACATGCACCGTCAATGCGTCGACTTGCTGCCTCTATCGCATTCTCCAGTAGCGTGTCATCAATGGAATCGGTGATGCGGATTGCTGCTTTGAGTTCAGCGAGTGTGCAGTAGCCGTTGGTGATGGCCATCAGTCAATCACAATCTTTGAGAGTGCGATTGTGCCTGATGTGGTTACGCCGTAAACTGCATCACCTGCGGACAGTTGCAACTGCATTACTTGTGCACCATCAAAGATGAAACCAGTGGAAGTGGTAACTGTGCCATTGCCGATGTAGACATGCGTGCCTGCGCCTACATCAAGCGACAACGTAAGTTTGCATCCGTCAGCATCAGCCTGGTGAATCAGGCTTCGTGTTGTAGTTATTGACTGCTGACCTGATGAGAATGCCACTGCTAGACCTTGCGAGGCTTAGCGGTTGGTTTCGCTGCAGTTTCTGCAACTGGGTCTATACTCGACGTTTCAGCCTCATCAACTGCTTCAGCGTACTTGTTGCTGATCAGGTCTAATGCGACGACATCAGCAACTTGCATGTGCTCGCCACGTTCTGCCCAGGGCTGACCATCAATCGTGCCTGAAATAGAAACTAACATCTTGATCTTCATTTGTACACCTCAAGTTTTGAACTGGTGCGGTAGCAAGGGGAGAACTACCGCACCAGTTACGAATTTGCTTATCAGGAAGCGCCACCAACGAAACACTTCACAGCGCCAGTCTGATCAACAAGATCAGCGTCGGTGCGGAGTGTCACACGGAATGTGCGCACGCTGTAGTCAAAGGCGAAATCGTCTGAGACTGCGACTTCAATACCGTTGACTTCACGAATGAAGTACGATGGGATGTGACCGAACACAACCGACTTGGCTGAGAGTGCTGGAGTGGCTACCGAGTCGTTGATGTAAACAGGGAAACCGAGCAAGTTGTCGACGTTGCCATTCAAACCAGGCTCAAAGAGGTAGCGGTTCGTGGTGTCTTTCAACTTGCGAGCAGCGCTCATTGCGGTTGAGTTCATCATCCATGCGTTGCCAGGTTGTGCGGTGTAGACACCGTTGACCGAGTAGCGCAAGTCAATCAAGTTGTCAGCGGTGAATGCGCCAGTTGTACCAGTTGCACCAGTGACACCAGTGGTTGCACGTGTGACGACACCGTACGGCTGGCTTGAGCCTGAACCAGTGGTCATGTGGCCACGAGTTGCGACACCGATGGCAATACCTGCTTGGCGAGCCAAGAAACCAGCAACGTCAACTGCGTTGTCGTTTGCGAGTTCGTTGGACATCTGCACGAGAACGACGTACTTGTACGCACCGAGGGTGGTGCTGGCAAGCGTCGGGTCTGATGCTGAAGCCTGTGAACCTTCGCCAACGATAGATGCCGTTGAGAATGCAGTGGACTTCGGAATGACAAGCGATTCGCCAGTGGTCGTGTTGACAACTGTGGCGAGTCCTCGCACTGGGTTACCTTGCACCAAGTGCTCGACGATGCGACTGTACACCGAGGTCGGTACGAGGGTTGCGCTGGACTTGGTGACGGTGCGACGCTCAAACGTGGTAGAGCGACGCTCTCCACGCAACATTGAGCGAATCATCGCATCTTCGTCAACTTCTGCCTTGCTTGCCCCACCAAGATCAGCGGCGACACCAACGGTGCGACGGTCTGAGTCAATGGCGGCTGCACGCTGTTCGGCTTCAGCGATGGTCTTGATTCGCTGATCTTTTTCGTCGAGATCTGCGTTGATGCGGCTGAATGTCTGCGACTCTTCAGCGGTGAGGTCACGGTTCTCGGCGGTAGCGGCATCTAGCAACGCTTTCGCTTCTTCCCATGCACGTGCTCGCTCTTCAGCGATGATGTCTGTGATCTTGCTCATTGGGTATTTCTCCTGGGTAGGTTGTACGGGTATGCAGGTGAAGCCGTGGAATACCCGATGGCAAGTCGGTCTGCGTTACTATCGTACACCATCGTTGATAATGCTTGCCATGTGGCTCGCATCTAGAAACGCTAGATACTCAAAGTTAGTCGGTGATCGTTGCACCTGCAGTGCCTTCGTACGCTGGAAACCCAGTAACGATAGACACTTCATGCAAGATGATCTCACGCAACTCACGGCTACGGCCATCAGATGACCAACTGTCACCAGCGGTCGGTATCGTGAAGCCGAAACTCATGCTGTGCACGTCGCCTCGCTGCATCAGAATACTGACATCTTTGCCATATGACGTTGGTGGCAGGTCTGCCTCAACCATCAGACCACGTGTGTCTTCAGTGAGGCGCAGTGTTCCTGACCTGGTAGATGCGAGCACCTGGTCGCTGTTGTGGTTGAGGTACATGCGTATCTCTTTGCCTGATTGCAGCGATCGTTTGAACGCACCAGGTCTGATCGTTTCAATGAATGGCAACGGTTGGCTTGCAGAGTTGAATACAGCAGCGTAGCCACGGAATGTCAACGGTAGCGACGGGTCAACTGATGCGCTGGCGATAGATGTTGGTGTGGCACGTACTTCAAATGTGCGACCTTGTACGAGTCGTTCTTCAACGTCGACTGCACTATACGTACCAGTCACCTCAGGTAGAGGTAACTTGATCGTGTTGCTGGCATCACGCAACTGCAGCATACGGTAATACACAGGTAGCACTGATTCACGCTGTGCAGGCACTTCAGGCATCGGCGCTTCTGCCATATCAGTTGGCTCTTCAATCACCATCTCTGCAGGGTCGCTTGGTACGATTCCAGCGATCAGCGATTCAGGGATAATCCACAACTTGCATAGGGCAGACGGGTCAATGTCACCATGTACGAGTTCGCACCCTCGTGGGCCTTCATAAAAAACGCAGTTACTGCATTGCATGCCTTCTGCTGTGAACGG